CGGCGTCCGCCACCATGTCCATACGGCTCTTCTCGATAGCCGCCATTGAGCGTTCGCGGTCCAGCGTCATGGCGGCGCGGGCAAGGGCGCTCTCTTTCTCGACCTTGCCAATCTGATCGCTCAAATGCTCGCGGATCTGCGCCATGTCGATGGTTGTGCCTTGGGGCGGGATAGCCTTGTTGTCGGCGTTGACGACGACAGCCACCTTAGACTTGAGTTGAATGATCTCGTTATTCGCGGAAGACAAAGCGCTCATCAGGTAGACAACGCAAGAGAACAGGATCGGGATGCCCGCGAAGGTGATCTTCTCGACCAGCGCGCCCTTGCTGGCGCTCGCCGCCATCTCGATGGCAAACTTTTCCTGCTTTTCTTCCGTGGTGCTCATTTGTCCGCCTTCCCGTCCAACTTATCGTAGATGCGCTGGAACATTGTCTCGATGTGTTCCATGCGCTTGTCCATGTCGAACCGGCTGACGTAGTTCTTGGGCAGGTCTACCTCCAGATGATGAAGGTCTGATCTCAGTTCCTTGACTGCGCCCCAAACCTCCCGCGCAAACCAACCGCCCATCGCAATGGCGACCGTGGACGCGATGTTCATCAATGTCTGCGTGTCCATCACGGGGCCTCTTGAGGCGCAAGCGCGTTTGAAGTTTGAATGCCAGCCCGCAGAAGGTTGTTGACGCGGGCGTTGCGCTCTTGCGTAGCCAGTTGACGGGCCTTTCGCTCCATCACGTTTCGCGGCGCGTTAGGTATGGCGTACTTCTCAACCAGCCGCGCAAAGGTTTCGGGTTGCAGCATCGCTTCGCCAATTTCGATAGCGGCTTTCCGACTGATCGCATTCTCGAAAGCCTTCATTATTCCTGAGGCTAGGGTGCCAATAGCGCCTCGGGCCCCTGGCAAGTCCGCGATGCTTTCGCCAGCTTTAGCGCCGGTCGTCGCCTGCGCAAGACGTTTAAATTCGGCAGACCGCGCAAAGTCCGACAGGACGTTGGCAACTTTTGCCGAGTCCGCCGTTTCTAGAACGGCTGACAAATCTTCGAAGCGCGGCGCGCCCGTAGCTTTCTTGATGGTGCCGGGCGCGTTGCGAACCGCTTGCGCGAACACGCCGGGGCGAGTAACGCCTTCATCAAGCGGGCTAGTGATTGCTTGCTTAAGAACCTGACCAACTTCCATCGCGTTGATTGGTTTACTACGCGCCGCAAACTCAGTACGCGCCGTTTTGACGCCCGGCAACGCATTTTCCAGCCAGTTCATATACTGCTGACGAACGTCGCTAATAGCGGCAATTTCTTTGTTGCCCAACGCGCTACCGGCAGCGTTTACTTTGGTCTCTAACATCTTGTCGAGACCTGCTTTGATGTCGAGCAGACTTTGGCCGGTATATTCAGCGGTCTGCGCGGGGATCTGACGCACAAAAGGTTTGCCAGTTGTAGGATCGATAAGCGCGCTCGGCACTTCATACGCCGGTACATTTTCGCCAATTTTAAACGTGCGGCCCTTATTAGCCGCAATATCTTCCGCGACTGGGATAGCCGACTTCATGGCGGGCGTCTCAAGCAATGTTGTCAGAGTCTCATCAGCCGAAACCAGCTTTTTTTCAACTTTGCCGTAGTCCGCCGCCGCTTGTGCTGCGCGCGCCTGCCGCGCAGCTTCAAGATCAGCGGGAATTTCAGGTGCAATGGTTCCGATAGACTTGGCACGGGCAAGCTCGTTTGCTGCCTCACGCGCGGCAAACTGCGACGCCAACGCAGGATCTTTCGCAAGTCGCGCTTGCGTAGCTGCCAACTGCGTGTTGCCGATCCCCGCGCCCGCCGCAATCTCACCCACTGTAGGCTGGGCGCCCGGCACAAGTGTTGTGTCAGGCGCGCGCAGCGCGCTGACAAGTTGTTCTGCGTCAGGCCCAACGGCCTGCGTCATCATGCGCCGCGTAGGGCTCAGTTTGTTGGCGATGTCAACGCCCGTTTGTACGACCGCGCCGCCGCCTTGAAGCGCCGCCGTGATAGGGTCTAGAACGGCTTGGGTCGTTCCCAACGCGCGCGCAACGTTAGGATAGTTGGCCGCAGCAACGGCTTGCTTTGCGGTGCCTATGCGCGCCGCAACCCCCGGCGCTCCCAACCCGGCAAGCGCGCCACCAAACATCCGCCCGCCCGCTTGGTAGGGGGAAGTTGGCTCGCCAAACATGTAATTGGCAAACTCTTGCGACGTGTAGGGATTATCGGCAACGATACCTACTACGTCTCCAGGCAGGCCAACTATAGCCGAAGGAATGCCTTCCAACGCGCCAATGCCGGTCTCTTTCCACTGTTGGCCCACTTCCGCCAATGTGGGAATCCGTACTTCTTCCATTTCCGGTTGATTTTTAAGAACGCCTTTGCGGCGCGGTTTTTCGGGCGCCGCAGAAACGCCTCCGAATTGTTTAGCTAACGCATCATAATCGACAGCCGCAGGTTGCCGATTACCCGGCATTCCTTCGTTTCCTGTTGTTGAAACAGCAACGCCGCCAAATTGTTTAGCCAAAGCATCGTAATCCATCAGAGCCCCGCTGCTTTTTTATATTGATCCAAAGCCTCTTGCGTGGGGAAATTGTACGTTTTGCCGCCGGGAGCAACAACGGAAAACCCTGTGGGTTTGGGTGCAGCCGAACCCGCAGGTGGTAGAACTGCTAATTCTTTACCTTCAGAAGTGGCTTTCATATAATTTATGAATTGTTTAAACGCCGCGATGCGCCGCGCGGGAGCTTTTTCGCGGTCGGCTATCCTGCCGCTCATTGTCTCGACTGCTTCACGGTCTCTGTCGGTAAACCCGCTGCCGTATTTACCGTTAGCTATGTCGAATGTGATTGAACTGGCTATTTGTGCAAGCGCATCAATGTTGGTCATGCCCTTGGTAGACGTACCAGTGATCGACTCTATACGATCAGCTAAATCAGCCGCCAATTTTCCCGACGTTGAAGCTTGGATAAGTTTCTCTATGTCAGACGCCGCAGTGCCGCCCACTGTCTTCAACAACCGAGATGCGGACTCTTTACGGGAAGTATTCGCCGCTTGTTGCGTAGATGCGGCTTTTGCCTGCTCTTTTTCGTATTCTGCGCGCGCCGCCGGGCTCATGTTAGCCGTTGCGTCAGAAATTGCAGGCGCAGGCGGCGCAACAGTAGCAGGCGCAGTCACAGGCGCTTGCGCCGTAGGCGGCGTCAATGCACCGGATATCTGAGGCTGCATGACAAGCGCGTTCTGCGGTGCCGGAGCCCCAAACATGTTCGCCATGAGCGCATTGTTGACCGTAGGCGCGCCAAGCGACATGGGCGCGCCGCCAGCGGGCGCAAACCCTGCCGGAGCGCCGCCCAGACGGGCGTTGCTGGCCGTCATGGACGCAGCCAAGCCGGGCTGATTGCCAAACTTGTTAGCCGCCCATGCAGCCACTTCGCCAGCGGTTTTGCCCTCCAACACAGACTTGTTGGCGGCAATAGCGCGGGAGTCAAGAAGCGACGACACGGGCGTATTGGGGTCTGCGCCCAAGACGCTACGTGCGCCACCAGCACCAAGGAAATGCGCCAGATAAGTGTTGCCGGGCGTAGGCTGGATGCCCGCGCTCGCCAATGACGCAATGTTGTCCTTACGAAGTCGCTGTTCTAATACGGCTTCTATTGGAGTGCCGTCTGCTAATTTGGTGCCACGTAAAGCCAAGATTTCCGCAGATGACTTATTCGCCAATTCAGGAAATTCTTTTTTGGCCGTATCAACAAACGTGCTGTTGATAAATTGGCCAAATCCCTGCGCAGACGAATTGGGGTTTTTGGTGGTGCCTTCAACAGCGTTCAGTCTTTGCGAAAATGCGTCGCCAATAGCGGGCGCAGTTGCTTGGGCTGCCGCTGGGGGCTGCATCATGACAGCCGCAGGCGCTCCCGCAGGCGGCGCAAACGGCGGTGCGACCGCGCCGGGCGTAATGTCACGATAACCAGTAATCCGGCCTTGCGCGTCTTTTATAGGCTCAAAACGGCGGCCAGACACATCTTGATAGGGCTCACCAGGTTTGGGCGCGCCTTGCCCGCCGGGAACCGGCGCGGCAGGCCCCCCGCCAGGCGTAACGCGGACAAGTGATTCGCTGCCATCAGCGTTTTTAACGGTTTGAAACTGAGGTTTACCCAACTCAAACTGCTGCCGCGCCGCTTGTTCGGCGGACACGACTTGCTGTTCCAAAACCTTGCGGTCAAGCGTTTTTGGCAGTACGCCTTCCCATTCAGGATGCATTCGCACGGCGCTGGCGCGCAGAGTCCCGTAAGCCGCACCCGCGCGCTCGTCGTCGGGGTACGCCAGCACGTTCTTGAGTTGTTCAGTCAGATGCTTTGCGTTAGCCGCCACTGTTTCTGCTTGGGCTTTTTTCAACGCCTCTGGCTGCAACGCAAGTTCGCCCTCAGTCTTCTTTCGCGTAAGCGCCGCGTTCTGCAATTCAGCTTGACCCTTTTCAAGAGTCATGCCGGTTGTAGGCGATATGCGGTAAACTTGCTTTAAAAACTCGGGCGAATTGCGGTCAACGCCGCTTTCAAGAAGCGAACGCAATTGGTTCTGTTCTTGCGCCGCGCGTTGCACTTCGGCCAACTGCGCGCGATGAAGTTGCATCTGGTTGGCCTGTTGAGCCATCGCCAGCACATTCGGGGCTTGAAATTGCTGAAGCTGCGGAAGCGCGGCGTTGTAATCAACCATCGTTCTGTCCCTTTACGGTTAACCGAGCTTGCCCTGCGCGCCGCCCAAGCCGCCACCCAGACCGTTCAGATACTTGTACCCGAGATACGAACTAGCGCCCTGATTAAGCGCGTTTGTAATTGCGTTGGCGGTGTTCAAATAGCCCGACGCCTGCGCGTTACCGCCTGCAACCTCCGCCTGCGCGATGCCTTGACCAAGCCCCGTATAGGTATTGCCAAGGTTTGTGCCCAAACCCTGCGCCTGCGCCGCAGACCCGGCAGCGGACGCTTGCCCCAACCGCGTGAAATCCATAAGCGGCGAGATCTGGTTGGCGCGGTTGGTCTGGTAGCGATTGAAAGCGTTCTGGTACTCGTTTGATGCGTAGTCCTGCCCGTACCGCGTAATGCCCTTAAGCGCCGCACCAGACAAACCCATACCCCTAGCCGCGCCGCTTCGCTCAAGACTTTCAAGCCCCGTCTTAAGACGAAATGCTGAACCGGGGTCGGCGGTAAAATCTTCCATACCAAAATCTTTGGTGTACTTGCCGTACCCTGGTGCGGTCGTGTCGCCGCCGATACCCAAGAAGGACAGCAATTGATTTTGCGCGGCAGTACCGCTTTCACGGTATGGCGCAAGATCCGCCCGACCGATGTCGTACATTTCGCGCTGGGCGGCGATGCTTTTGTCCGCCATTTCCCGCTGTACGGCGGCGCTCTGCGCTGCGGCATTCTCTTGAGCATTAGCGGCTTGGCTGGAGCCATAAATGCTAGCCCCCGCGCCTATTAACGCTGCCCCACCGATTGCGCTTGCTACGAAAGTCATGGCTCTATCCTTTGCAGAGCTTCGACGGAAGCTATCATGCCCATGTCGCCATAATCGGGCGCGATCAATTCGGCTTCCATCTTATCAAGGTTCTCTTCACCTGTAAATTTGGTCTGATGGACCGTCACCCAAATGGTGTCCTCTTCAATGTACACCGCCCGCTTTAGCCCCACCTCAGACACGAATACGCAAGGAGCCTCAAAAACTTTGGGGCCAAACTCGGTCGCGACCGATACCTTACCCTTCATGATGAAGTTCAGATGCGCGTGGCGGTGAATCTTGCCAACCACCAGCGCCCCCTTGGGCATGAAAATTTGCCGGGCGTAAGTGCCGCAGCCGTATTCCTCATGGATGGGCGTGTAGGTGTGCGTCAGCGTACATTGGCCGCTGGCATCCATTGATGGGTCGCTGCGGGCTATGTCGTCCATCCGCGCCTGCGCGTTCAAGATCTTTTCTCTAAATGCGACCCTATCCAGCGTGTTGGTTTCAGCAGGCAGCATACGTCACCTCAGGACAATTGTTTGATGAACGACGGCAGCACCTCGGCCTGCGCCCGCACCATCTCGTTTCGGAAGCTCTCCGTCGCCGCTGCGCCCTGCCGCGCCTCCTTGGCAACCTCGATCTGAAGCATGGGCATGGCCGAGATGGCGCACATCCACTCGTCAATCTCCGCGCCGGTCTGCGGGTGCGTCCCCCGCAACTGCGTAAACCAAGCGCATTGGAGCTGGACGCACTCCTTCTTGATCAATGGACAGAAAGATCCGTTCTTGAGCTGCATCGTCAATCCTTGGTTGCGATGATGACATCGACGTACTGGACGGCAAAGTCCATCGCCGTGCCGCTACCAGCGTTGGCAATGGTGATGCCGGTTGTCCCCGATTGAGTTGTAGTGGTTGACGCGCCACCTAAAAACGCCCCCGCGCCCCCGCCTGTTCCGATGTTATTAACCGCGATGATATGGGTATGACCGGGGTCTGTTAACGTATGTGTATGGCTGGGCATATTGGCGGTTGTGATCGTCCGCGACGTGAACACGGACGTGAACCCCGTTGTGCCGCCGCTGCTTGCCGCACCCGACACCACGCGCAACGCCTTGTTGTCATGCGTGGTGGATTTGGTCCAGCCGGTGGGCGCAGCAGTCTGCACAAACATCATCGCCGTGCCGGTAGGTAAGTACGCCCACGCACCGGTAAAGACGCCAGGCGACGCAATTTCCAAGGCGGACACGGGCGTAGCCGTGCCGATGCCAACCTGCCCGGTGGCGTCGATGAGAAACGGCGTAATGTCAGGGTCAGCGGAGTCCTGCACTTTGAGCGCCGCGCCCGTGCCGGTCTGCGTGATCGTTAGCGCGGGCGAGGATGTGTTGGAGTCAATAGTGACATTACCCGACAACACGGGCGATACCGCAGCCGTGGGGGCCGAAATGTAATCCACCGTCCAAATCAGCGCGCCATCCGCGTCCTTCAGCACAAACTTGTAGATAGCGCCGCCCAGCCAAACGCTAGCCTCGCCGCGCGAATCCAAGATGATCGGGTTGGTGTTGGCCGTCGCCGCCGTCGCGTCCGTGTAAGTGGCCTGCAACGTCGTCGTACCGGCAATGTAAGTGTACAACTGCCCGCCAACCAGCGGCTCGCCTGCTGCGTCAACAAAAGCCGTCTTGGGGGATGGGGTGAGAACAGCCATTATTCACCTATATTTGCAGCTACGGTCAAGATGACCGATGGGATGGCCGGTACAGGCGCAGACGCCGTTAGGCGGGCTATTTGGACATTTGTGTTGGAAGTAGACCACATTAACCGGAAATAGTCACCTGCGCTCATGCGGATGACAAAGTTCCAAGCCGCAACGTAAGCGTTACTGGAACCAGACATGGTCAGTTTGGTGGCGCTTTCAGGCACGGACGTTCCGTTCACGTCCGCCCAGATGTACACGTCTTTAGACGCGGCGTTGGTGCTGACCAGTTGCAACGAAAACTGAATGTTGTACGAACCCGTGCGGTTCACATAGACCCGCGATGTCGGCGTTCCGATGCTGACGCCTTGAGTCAAGCTGGTGTTATCGAACGTGATGGCGTAAGCCGTATTGATGGCGGCGGCGGTCTGCGTAGTGGTGTCGTAGAACGATCCGCTGCGGAGCGATCCGCTGCCAAGAATAGCGTAAAGGTTATAGAAATACCGATACCACCCGCGCGTCACGTAGTTTGTCATCGTGTCCCATATTGCAACACGCGGAGCCGGTATCTGCGTGATGTTGTCAAGCATTGGTGGGGCTCGCGATCAGTTCCGCGCCCATGATGGCGATCTTGACCGGATCGGTTCCCGACACCTCGTACACGCGGTCGCGGAGCTTCATCGTCATCCCAAGCCTGCGCCACAAAACGCGCCGCCCGGTCTGACCAAGCTTGCCCATTGACCGCCAATGTTCATTGGACCAAGTGTGCCCGCCGTCATCCGACCAACGCAGCATGACCTGCGGATCGGAACCTTGCACAATGATCTCGCTTGTGGTCTCTTCCGATTCGCCGCTGATCGCGCCCGCAGACGCGGCGTCAGACGAAATGCTGCTGAGATAGGTCGTCGTTGCAGGCGTTGCGCCGTCCAGACCCACGCCCGACTCGCAATCGAGTTGCAAACTGTGCTGCGTCGTGCGGCGCAAGTTGTTAACGCCCGTAGGCAGCGCCCGCCACGAACGCAGCCATTTTTGAACCGATCCGGCTTCGGTGTAGACCGTGGGATCGTAAGCGTAGATCTGGCCGGTCAGATAATCACCAATAACGATCTGGCCGTTGAACGCCATCTGGCAGTTGCCGCGATGCCGGGTAAACTCGTTATTGAGCCAACCAGCGCGCTGGTGCCAAGCTTGGGTAGCCGCGTCGTAGACCCAAGTGATGTCGGCGCTGGGGAAGTTCAGCACATAGAACGAATGGCCGTCCTGCTGGTAGGTGTACGCCACGGCGTCCGTGATGTCGGCGTACTGCTGGATCTGCCATTCGACAGAGTGCGTCGAGATGCGGACGCCAGCGTAGCCGTTGGAACGATACACCATACCGCGCCCGCGAGCGTCCGAACTGAGCCAAAACACGCCGTTGTCAAGCTTAGCGACGGAGAACGGCGCAGCGCAACCAATCTCGATAAACGCGCCTTGGATGCGCGCAAGAGGAAAGTCAGGCAAACCAGCGTTGTACCAGACCTCAACAGTTGATTGCCCAAACAGCCAGATCTCGCGGTGGTTTACGATTAGGGACACCAGATTGTCAGGCGAACCTTCGGCGCTGGCGAAGTCGAGGGGGTCAACGGACGTGCCATCGTACAACGATGTAACCCAAAACTTCTGGCTGTTGGGCTGGTTGTAGACGAAGTACCCGTCGATAAACCCGACCGTCACCGCACCCGCAAAATCAACATCTGTGATCTGCGCGAACACGTCCGTACCGGCGTTGTAGATGTAGCCAGTAGCGCCCGCCGCGATAAACATCTGGGTGCCGTTGTCCACCATCGACACTTGCCCGGTGCCCGACACGGTACCCTTGGACACAACATTAAAATTGCTGTCGATCTTGTACAGCGTGGTGCCCGACACTGCGTAGCCGTAATCGCCAAACTGCCAAAGCCCGCGCACCGGGCCTTGGCCCATTGCCGCAAGATAGTTCAATCCTGGGGCGCGCTGAAGAAACGCCGGACTTTTGCCCCCGGCGTCTTCCGGCACAACCTCCGGAAACATGTTGATCATGCGGTTGTCCGCAGCGTTGACGCTGCGGGCTACATACGCGGAGCCAAGAATCGGGCTTTTCATTAGAAGTTCCCGGCGAAGATGTTGAACCGCTGGCGGGTGCTGACGATGGCGTAGGGGATCGACATAATGTCATCAGGGTTGTTGATGCGCTTGAGATTGCGCTTAGACGCCATAGCAATGCGTCCGACCGTACCAGACGGCTCCACGCCAAACTCAGGGGCGATCTCGCAAGCCAGATTGTACCGGAACGCCCGCATGTAGCCAGGCGGGAAGTACAGCGGCGTTGCAATGGTGGCGGGCTGGGTCAACTGCGCTGCGGATATGAAATGCCATTCCAGCACTTTGGTGGGCACCGGGTAGACGTGCATGTCGATGTCAGGGTAATTTGTATTAATCCACATTACCTGTGGAAAAGTACTAGTCACGCTTTTGACCGCGATGCCGTCGTACTGCTGCTGGTTGATCAACTTGATGCCGTAAGAGATGCCGGTTGAGGTATCAACAAAATATGTTGCGTCATCCATCAAAACCGGACGGTCGCCAACGAAGTCACCGGAAGGGCCAAGAGTGCGGCTGACAAAGCCAGGCAACCAATCAAAGATTTGCTCTTGCGTCGTAAACGTCGAAAGCTTTTCCGTGCCCCAAGAGTCGATCATCTGATTGAGCGCGAACAATGCGTCTTGCGACGTAGCCGCAGATGGTGTTTCGCCTTCGGCCAAAACGCCTAGAAGGCGAAGGGCTCCGTTAATTTGTTCCCCGGCTGTCGTCATAGCTGGTCATTCCCTCATTCAGCGGCCTGCGACCGCGTCGCCGGGGTGCAAGTTCGTTCACCGGCTCTGACGTGTCAGAAGGCGGGGCTTTGCCGGGAGTATAGCGGCTCCAGCCATTCGTTTCATCATAAATCGCTTCGGCTTCCATAGTGGCAACTTTAGTGCCGTGGACCGGGTGGCGCATATAGATCATGGGTATACCTGTTGGAGAAACGCCCCGTCTTGCGACGGGGCGTCAAGAGATCAATCAACGCGGTACAGGGTCCACGTCAGATCGCCGGTCTTACGGGCGAGGAAACGAGCGGACACGTTAGCAGCAATCGCCAGAGATCCAACGGTGGACCAGCCGGTGCCGCCGACAACGGATACCGTGTTGGTGCCGCCGATGTTGATGATGACAACCTCAAAGCAGCTATTGTCCTTGGCGCTGGTGACCAGAGCTTCGGTAAGAGCCGTTGTGGGGAACGTCAGGTTGGCAACAGCGCCCGTGTAGGTGATGATGCCGGAAGTGATTTCCGCAGCGGTAAGAGTAGCCGCAGCGGTCTTTGCAACGGGGGTAGACTGAACGCCAAGCGTGACTTCAGTGAGGTTGCCGTCGCCGAGCTGGTAACCACCAGCGCCATTCGGAAGAGCCATGATATTCTCCTAAAGAGTTGATGAGGGAAATCTGGGGCCGCAGCCCCAGATAAAAGTGGTTAGCCCCACATACGCACGGCCATAGGCGCGCGAATCACGGAGTAGCCGTAGAGAACGTCGATACGGCAGGGCATACGGTCATTGTTGATGTCGTACTGACGAACAATACGCATCGAAATGCCGTTATGAACCTGACGAGACGCCATATCCACACCCTGCGGCATCAGCAGATCGGCGGTGCCGAGCGTGATGGCGTTCTTGTTGTAGAT